TTAGCGGGGACTTACGGCCAATACCTGTAACGATAGAATCTACCAGGTAATCGACAGACTGTCCGGTTTGCTGTGCGCGTATGGCGGCGAACTCTAAAAGCTTAGGAAGAGATTCTAAAGAGATCCCGAAGTTTGTAGCCTGGACAGTACGCTTCATTAAATCAAGTTCACTCACTGTTCCAGCTGTCGCCTCTTTGAGCCTGTTCATTAGGGCTTCGCTTTCTGGAAGACGATCAAACGCCGCCCGTACTCCCTCAGCCTCCCCAGATAATTTAGCTACCTCGAAGGCAAACGAAGCAACTGCCCCTACGCCAAACGCTACGCCTACTGTTTGACCTATGTCTTTAAGTCCTGAAGAGAAATTTTTTAATTGGTTCTGTGACGATTGCAAAGTCTTATTGAACTCCGCTGTTCTAGCGGCGATCTCAACGGTCATCTTTGCAAGTACGTTCTCAGCCATGTCTTCTTCTTACTCGTTTTTTCATCTCAGCTTCCATCTGTTCGGCACTTTCGAACTTTATAGTTTTGTCGTCTTCTTTTGGGTCCCAGGAGAGCTTGTAAAAATCAGTTGGTTTAAATTCCTCCGCATTCTTTTTTAGCTTCGCGTTGAAATACCTTGCCTCCCAATTCCTTTGCAGTTCAATCAATAATTCCTGATCCTGTTTTCTTTGGTTCTGAAGATTTAGAATTCTCTGAATCCATAGTGACCACTCCCATAATGACAGACTCCAAAAAACATCAGAATCCATCCCTAATTCAATTACTGCGATGGATTCCCATTCGTCAATTGTTGTTCCATACCCATCACTGGGGCTATCGTGTTTTTTTTTTAAATAGACTTTAAATAGTTCGGTCGTTATTTCTTTTACTTTTTCAGCGCCTAACTCATCGAGCCAATCAGCCACATCTATTTCCTCAAAGTCAACGGGTTTTTTATTAGATAGCTCGTGATGCTTCGCACAGCAGAAATAAAACGAAAGTGTGTAACTCTCGTCTTTCTCATTCAGTCTGGCAAAAACTTCTTCGACCGTTTTTGTGCCTGTAGCCTGGTTGATTAATTTGAAAGTGTAAGTACCAAGCTTGAAACCTCGTTGCTTTCCAAAAACTTCGAATTCCATTAAGTATTGAATAAGTAAATTGGACCTGTTGGAGCGGCTGTGATTGACCAAGTTGAAGGTGTATTTAATGGACCTTCGTAGGTGAAGTCACCAACAAAACCATCACCTTCAAAGTATGGATCATCAGCGTTTCCGGTTTCAACTTGCCAAGTGACTATATCAGCAGTCTTGGCGAGTTCCGCGACTTTTGAGAAGTTCGAAACGGTATCGTATTTTGTAATGCCGTCGACCTGTAAACTCCAGTCTTGTTTTCCGGCGATATACGTAGCCGCTCCGTTGTCATCTTTACACGTTGTTTCCAGTCGCTCATTGGTGATTGTTAGGGTGCACCCAGTCGAACAAGAAATTGTTTCTCCGCCAGCGGAAACCAGAATGAGCGTGCCTGATATTTTACCAGTTGTTTTTGCCATTATTTTAAGTCTTTAAGATTAATTTTCACTTTCTTCCTTGGAGGGTATTCACCGGTATATAGAATTGCTAGCCCTCGTTCTAGTAATTCCGTTGCTTCTTTATTCCTTGCATTAGTTATCATCCCTACTTTTCGTTGGTGCCTTGCAAAAACACAAGACTTTATAAAAATTATTCTCACTTCTTTTCCTCCACCGCGAAGACCGCCACATGTACATATAAACTTTGTTCGTTGTCGAATCCGTCCCTATCATCCACAAGCCAAACACGATTAAAAACATACCCCGCGTCCGTTGTGAACCCCTGACTATCTAATGCCGCCCTTACTGCCTCAAACATTAATTCAGTCTGCCTAAATACCTTTGACCAACAATTGACTGTTACTAGTGGATAGTCTAACATACTTGGCAAATCTTTCGATAGGCTAAGAGTTGCGTTGTTAGAGCCTTTGAAAACGGTTATATAATTCGGCTCTGTTTTTTGAGGTGCGACAACGGGGAAAATCTTGTACTTATCTTCCCGGTTGTTCTCGCCAACTAAAGCCTGCACTCCCACGTTTTCTGTCAATATTTCAATTATGCCTGATGTCATTTTACATACTTCTTCATCGTCCGAATGACTACTTTTGCTACCTGGTTGCTTATATCATTCTCCACAACTCCTTTCGTCGCCTGAAAAGCTGGCTTCATAAATGGTTTAGCTTTCATCGTCCCACGATTTGCGCCTTTCTTCGTTTGTCTTTTCCTCGTTCCGTATTCAACCAAGTGTCCCGCAAAACCTTTATGACCTCCGCGTCTTCGCGGACCCACTTTGACCTCCCCGACACTGTTGGCTTTCTTGAAAGTTGTCTTCACTACTCCTATAGAATCAACCAAGTTTCCGGTTGGTCCTTCTGGTGCTAACAGCTTAGCTTTCTCAACCAACGGTTTGGCCGCCGCCGCGTGAGCCGCCCCGAGAATGGAGTGGTTCATCTGCTTCGGTAACTCCTTTAGTACCTTATCAATCTCTGCTACACCTGTTACTTTTATCATCTGAATCCTGGTGCAAAACCTGACGTAAAACCGCTTTCAATTAATATCTCTCCAACAAAATCACCCCCGCTTTCACATTCGATACTCAAAAACCTTTTCCTTCCGATTTCAACCGGAGGAGAGACAATGTCATAAGCGATGTCTTCACACACGACCCTGTACTCCGCTGTTATGTCATCTCTGTATCTGCACACAAAATGAATTGTGTTATAGTCAACTAACTTGTCCGCCCTGTACGACTCGCTTCCTAACTTCTCATTTTTACTTGCCCATACCGTTGGGTTGACTCCGATATTTACCCAACCCGCCTCTTCGTCCTCATTCGATACGTTAGAAGCGAATATTTTTTTTTGAAAGGTGATCCGTCGATCTAATTTTCCGATATTTTCAAGCTTCGACATGGGAAAGCATTTTAATTTTCTCCACTTCTTCCAAGCTTAACCCCTCAATGGCATCTTCGAAATTGTATGGTACCCCCTGGAGATAGTTAAACTTCCAAATGTTCTCCTCACTCTTGATGTCTATTGCTAATGGCTTCTCACAGAAAATTCGCTTGTCTAAAAATCCATTTCTCGCCATCGCGAACCGGGAGTTGTTATCTAGTCCCTGGGAGAGATCATTCCTCCATAGTATTCCCATTTTCTCAATCACCCTTCTTCGAATCGCTCTACCAAGTCCGAATGCTGACTTTGAATTGTACTGCCTGCACTCTAAAGTCTCGGAGTTCATAAAGCAGAAATTTGACATTCCTATAACATCCTGCGTTCCAAAATATGGCGTGTACAATTCCAGGAATTCATTCTTCAACAAGTCATCGCTTCCGATTTCTATCAGGTAGTCCCAATCGAGTTTCAAAGCTTCTTTCAGTCCAAAGTTTTTCTTTCTTCCGAGCGGCAAATTCTCATGCATTACCCACTGAACACCGTACTTCTCGCATAGTGGAATCATAGACTCTTCAGAGATCACAGCGAAGAAGGTCATAGGAAACAAACCCGACCTTTTCATTCGGTTGAGTCCCATGAAGCATATCTCCGTTATCTCAGGGCGTTTCCAGACGGCTAGAAATACAAGTAGTTTAACATTCTGCATACTCAGCGTTCCAATAAACTCTTACAGTATCAAGCGCTCTTCTCCATGCATCTGAATCGGTGTTATCATCGCCTCTCTTTTCATAATCAAATGCAACTTTCTTTTTGATTGCCGTCTTAATTACTTCAGGAACAGCAGCCGCAGAAGCATATCCAGCTACGTAAGTAACTGTCACGTTATTAAGGATTTGATTTGTATACGGCCAGCTTTCAGTTACACGAACTTTAGAAAGTCCGCTTGCTGTATCTACAGTGTAATCAGCGGTATCAATAGTTTGTGGCGCTTCATCCTCATCAGTATAAGTGATCGATGTAAGCGCTGTAACCGGCCCGTAAGGCAAAATCAAATCACGGCCCTTAAAAGATGTTAACTTAACCGTTCTAGTTCGAGTGATAAAACTCAATCCAGAATAGGACTCACACTCAGCAGTAGCAGACGCTATCAGCGATGTCAACAAAGTGTCTTCATCCGTGCCGTCAATCTTTAGCCACGTTTTTACCTCTGCTAAAGAGACGACTAGTGTTGCTGGTAGCGTCGCGTTGCTGTATATGATCATGCTTTGAAACTGTTTCTGACTATCGCCTTATACGTTTCAGTTACACTACTCTTCTCAGATTTGAGTTTGGCTGCTTTGACCTTACGATCAATTTTTTTTTATCAGACTCATCAATTTCAAACAATCCGTAAAAAGCAGCCGCCTCGTTTTCGGAGACTTCGATTTTCACACCCTGTTTAGCGATGACATCTTTTTTCTTTCCTCCTTCGACTTCGACCTGGCGAAGCAAAAAGGTTTTTTTAGGTATTACTTTCATAAATTAGGTTGCAGCAGGGGTAGTAGTAATCCAATCTTTTATTACAGCGAACTCCTGTGGTTGAGCAATGTCAACGTCAGCATAAGTATTTACTACTATGCGAATTTTGTTAACAAGTGCTTGTGTATAGGGATCAAACAGGATACCTACACCGCCCCAGGTAGCAAGGATTGCAGAACTCCAGTTTGTGGAGTAAATCATTGCAGAAAGAGCCGTGGCAGTCTCTGTCAAGTCGTTAGGAACGCGGTTAGTAACGATGAAAGGAGCACCCATCAACGTTTTGTCATTTGGATTAAGGATAAAGTTGCCCTCAACACCTGATGCTTGCTTAGGTGTGCGTAGCAGAGCGGCCAAACCTGCGGTATTGAAAAGCCATCCTGCGCGTCCTTCACGTGCATTGTCTTCCATTGGAGCGAGTAACATTGATACAATAGCACCGTAAGTCAAATCACCACCGGAAGTACCCAGAGAAACAATGTTAACGCCGGAGGTATTTATGATACCTACAGGATTTTCACCGCCCGTAGCGCCAGAGATAAATGCGGCATCGATAGCCGATTCAATTCCGAACTCGATTTTTTCCCTTAGGTACTG